CCACCAGAAGAAGCATGTGATGTTGTGATTGTAACATCAGAGTTTCCACCTATGTTATCTGTCATTGAAAACACAGATGCATCTTCTGTATGTTGTTCGTTTGTTACTAAGTATGAAATTGTAATTGTATCACCATCTAAAGGTTCTCCACTAATAACACCATCACCAAAATATACTTCAAATTGGCCTTGGTCATTTTCTTGTACATACCATACTTTACTGTCTTTGTCTACTGAACTAATATCAGTTGCTTGTGACCATGCAGAGGATGAACCACCTGTTGATTGTATTGTAACTGTAATAGATGAGGTATCAACCAACTCTTCTGTTAAAGGAAATCTTTGGTTCTGTATTTGTCCATTGTATGCAAAGATATCAGAGTTCATTGTTCCTTGATATAATTCAAGGTCTTCAAATAAGAATACATTGTTTAATGGACTTATTGTTTTTGTTTCTAATAAAACATATGGATAAGATACACCATCATAAACTGTTTTAAATTTATGTCCTCTATTAAGAGTTAAAGATGTAGGAGTCTCACCACCAATCAAAGGATTGTTTACCTGTAGGTTAATCTTTGCCATTGAGGCAGTTGCACTAGTGGGAGTATAACCAATTTCTTTTGCACGAGAAACAATGTTCTTTCTTATTTGTGCAGTATCCAAAAACAATTCAGATGCAACCATATTTGCATTGAATGCTGATACATGTGAACTGTATGCAAGAAGGTCAATCAATATACTAATATTACTACCTTCAAAATTGTAGTCTTTAAGAGTCGATTGACCCTTAAGATATTCTTTTAGATTAGATGCAATATCATCGAAATCTAAATCGGTAATATTGACTTGTGAACTTTTTACTGTGGCCATTTTATCTTACTCTCTGTAATATAACTTCTAATTCTTGGGGTTCTCTAACACCTCTAACACCATAATGTAAATTAATATGTAATCTGTTTGCTCTGTCTTGTGTTAAATAAATATTATCAACTAATACTCTTGGTTCGAAGTTTTGAAGTGCTTCAACTATTTGTTGTCTTATTTCCATTTTAGTAATATCATCTGCAAGTTCAAATAAAAGACTTCTTAAGTTTGCACCAAAGTTTGGTTTGAATGGTCTCTCATAGTTGTTGGTCAACATGATATTTCTTATTGACCTTTTGACTGCATCTTTATCAAATTTTAAAACCAAGTCACCAGAAGAAGGATGTGGTGTGATATTTAAATCGATATCTGTATACCACTGTCTTGCAGTAATCTTGTTTTGATTTTTAAGATAGTTATTACTCATAGTAGTATTTATGCACCATCTAACACTAGATTCTCAACTGATATCTCTTTTGGGAAACCAATTACTGATAAGAATGTACATAGAGTAAATGGTATCGGTATTTCTGGTGGTATAAAGAACTTAATAAGTTCTGTAAGTTTCTCAAGACATGCTTCAATCAATATTTGAGGTAAGTCTTTTATAAAAGTTTTAAATCGTTCAAATAGTTTTTGTTCATCCCATCTAGGAAAATCTATTTGTTTATCTTTAATATCTAAATTAATTAAATCACCTAGAGTCTTTGGTAAGATATCTTCTAGACCTAGTATAGATGGAACTTCGGATACAAAAGGTATTTCTGTATCTAGTAAATAATCTCTAAGTTCAACACCTGCCTCTTCAGCTTCTTTTCTAAGTTTTTTAAATAGTTCTTCTGAATCAAACTCAAATCCACCATTAGGAATTGATTTAATTAATTCTAAAAAGAATCCTATAGGGTCTGGTAGAGATTTTATAATAGTCTCTAATGGTTCTTTCTCTAGTAGGTCTGCAATCTTCTTTAAGAAACCACCTTGCATTAACTTCTGGAGTTCCTCAATCATTTCCTTCCATGCTTTCTGTAATTGAATATCTGGGATGTCAATACCAAACTCACCATTCCAATTCTCTGCACTAAACTCTGACATGAGTTTTTCTATTTTGTCAATACCTATTTCTTCTTTTAATTGTTTAAGAAGTTCATTTTTATACTCTGGGTCTTCGAATAGTTTTTTACAATCTACTTCTAAACCAAAAGGTGGAACGACAACTGTTAATGGGACTCCTAAGAATTCTGCAATCTTGACAATAGGATATAATTTAAATTCCTCTATGATTGCTTGTATCTTTGCTTCCCATTCTAATTCTGGAATATCTAAATCAGATGGCCATGTAAAAGATAATGGAAATGCACCTAATATTTCTTCTATGGGTTCAAGTACTTCTGCACCATAGTTAGTTATTATAGATATTATTACTTCTTCTAAATCATCTGCACTTGGAATAATAACTTGGGGACAAGGGACTTCTGCAACAGCAGTACCTTTAGTAATAGTAATTGTTAAGGGAGAATTATTTTCTTCGGTCATAATATTTTATTTGGGGTCGTATTTATTTCCATTAATAGAAACTTTACCTTTTATTATAACTGCACCTTTTGCTGATAAATTAATATCGGAGTCACATGTAATAAAAACATTACCACCATTATCACCTTGTTTTCTGGTAACTATATTATAATCACCATTCATAAGTTCTATATCTGCACTACCACCAATTAATATTTTTTTATCTTTTAATGTTATCTCGTAATTATTATTTACGACCTTCATGGTTTGAGTCCCATCTGGTAAGACTTCTAAACGAGTCCCAGACCTATGGTACATATGTAATCTTTCGGAATTAGGGGTGTCATCCATCTCTAGTACATGACCAGATTCGGATTCCCAGACATGATTAAATGGATATTGAGGATTGACTTGGGATATACGAGTCATTTTCTTACCTGCTGAGTCGATACCTTCTTTAACTGTTTGACCTGCTTGCAATTCAATCATATTATTCGGATAAGCATCCTTGTCTACTGCAGCTTTATTAATATCAGAATGTTTTATTTTAGTATAATCTTCTTTGGGATAGTTTACTCCCTTATCTGGTTGTACAATTTCAGTACCAGAACCATCAATATTAAATTTAATTTTATCTGGTCTTCTCGGAGATAGTTCTAGAGAGGAAGTATAACCCCAATTTCTTCCATTATTTTTATTACCCATCTTCTGACCATCATTAGTTTCTATATAATCACTAATTTCATTCAGTCTAGGGTCATTAAATCCATGTTCTGGACTTCTCAGTACTGCTTTTTCATCCTCAGAACCCAATGCAGACTTATAATACTTGGTCGGTTTCCCAAATAATGAACCAATGACCACAAAATCTTGCATATCATCCTCATCTCGGTAGAATCCCATCACTGTAGAACCTTCTACAAGTCCATGTGGAGAAGAACCCATACCAGAGAGTGCAGAAGTAGTACTTGGCATCAAAACATCACTCCACGGCAAGTCTGGAGTCCCTATAAGGGACTTATCATCGGTATGCAACCCAAATATACGAACACGAACACGACCAACCTGTAATGGGTCGTTTCGGTCTTCGACTATACCTGTATAAAAGTTACTTCTTAATCCTGTAAACTGTGGCATCTCTTTTTCCTTTATTATAACCATCCTTCCATATAAAGTACACCATAGGTACTAATATTAACATATGAAAGAATATTACTGTATTACTCATCAATTTAATCCCAAGAGTTCTCTATATGCCTTCTCTTTAGGGTCTATTATCTTTATTCGTGGATGATGATTGAGAGGAAGTGTCTCGTTACTCTCATCCAACTGTATATAAGAACAAATAATAAGTTCATCACCTATATCGGTTAAATGAGCACCAGCACCATTGACTGATACCTCACATGAACCTCTTGGTAATGGTAGGACATATGTAGTATGTCGGTTACCATTTGTTTTATTATATACATCAACCTGTTCATGGACTAGGAGTCCCACCTCATCCATCCAGTTTTCATCAATTAATATACTACCTTCGTAGTCTAAATCTACATCGGTGCAGATACATCCATGTATTTTACTTCCTAATAATGTTCTAATCATATTTCTTCTTTATCCCATAACCAAATAAACAACATGGGTAATCCTATCCATGCAAATAGTGTTAAACTAATATATGTAATTACTTCAATCATTGTATCCAACATACTGGATACACACACCAGTAGGGATTTGCAAATCCTAATAACCATAGAATCAGTATCCCTAGTGGTATTTGCACCCAAGTTTTACCTTGTGACCACTCTCTAAACCTTAGAGCATGTGGTACTAGTTTATTATATAACCACTTAGTCATTATTTAAAATAACCAAACTATAACAGATGTAAATACTACACCCTTTAAAAAACAAAACCATGCTAATCCATATTCATCCATATCTGTAGCATCTAAAAATGCATACATCATCTTCTTATGAGATTGTAGAATATTGTTTATCATATATTATCCTCTGTTATTTAATATTTAGGAGTCCCAAAAAGGTCTAGGAGTCCCATAACATAATATAATAGCTTTACTTTTTCAAGTAAATACTTCCCAAGACATTATAGGGGGTTGCAATGCCCTGCCAAAAAAAGAGTAGGAGTCCCAAAGCACTGTCGCTCAGAGGCTCTCTTAGTCTTGTGGGTCGAACTCATGATTCTCGAAGGAGTCCATAGGTTGTAAGTGTCCATCTGAGGTACAACTGAGCTGCGTTTCTAAGCCATTCTCTGTACCTATCCAAGTGATACCTTCTACAAGTAAACTACCATTATGTGTATACATGTCTCTTGCAACTGCACTATTTGTGGGTTGCTTTATATCTACTTTAATGGTAGTACCACACGAGATATTAGTCCTACCAGATATCTGGATGTTTATTCTATTGTTCTTAAAGAGCTGCTCTGCACGCTCTCTGTTCAATTTCACATAATCCTCTGAGAATGTGGCACTATTGCCACTCTTATGTACCCCTTGAGTCATCTGAAAGGGCGTTCTATACCTAAAATCTATTGCATTATCGTGGTTTTCTGTTATACTAGACATATCGAACCCTGCTGGAACCCCCATAGGCAGTGGTTCGCCTGGTGTACCCCCATCTGGTGGTATCATAACCTTCTCAGCATCGACTCTAAAGGGTGGATGCGTTGCAAAATGGCTCTTCTTCTTGTATGAACCATCATCTTTTATCTCAAACTGGTGATTAAACTGACTGTTGAAGTTAGTATACATCTTAGTAAGAGGGTTATATGACTGCACTTGACCAGAATAGAGACCTCTCTGGTTACTCTCTATGACATTATGGGTGTTTATTTGACTCGTTGCAAGTATATCATTACCTGTACCATCCTTAAAGTCGTAGTTAAAGGTATCATCACCACTACCCATACGAGGTGCAAAGGTGATATCCCCGCCTAGGTACTCTATCTTTCTCATAGACTCTACGCTATGGAAGTGAAAGCCATTCAGAGCAGTCTGGTAGAGGTAGTAAGAGTCACCCCAAGGCTTCTCTGAGTCATCTGAGGTGTGGTCTCTCA